CAGCAGACGGCCGGTCACCTCGACCGAGCTGGCGGCAGTTATTTGCACCAGCGCGTAATGCTGCACGGAGGCCTGCACGGTGATGAACGATGTGCCGGCGATGGTGTTGCGGCTCTTGGAAAAGTCACGGCTGTAGGCGCCTGCGCTATAGAGGCCGCGGCCATAGACGCTCGCCATCTCAGACCAGCCCCACGACGAACGCGCCGGTATTGATCAGGAACACGTCGCCTTGTGAAACCAGCTTGGGCGTCGCGGTGAGCCCATCCGGCGTCAGCATCAGACCGAACGCCATGAGATTGCCGGCGGTCGCCGCGTCGAGCAGCCCGGCCGAGAAAAGCAGTCCCCAGTTGGCGGTCGCCGCCGGCCACTGCACCTCGGCGCTGTTGTCGATCGTGGCTGGCGTGCCGGAGGCGGTGCCGAAGGTAATGGCCTGGCGCGCATAATTGCCGCCGGACACCTCGGTGCCACCGCCCGCCGCGGTCGGGTTGGCGGTGTAGAGCGCCACATAGACGACAGGCGGCGGCACATAGGAATGTCCGGCGACAAACGCGTGATTGAGCAGACCGCCAGCGAGATACGTGGAAAACGTGCCCTGCGCGTTCGGCGTGACTGCCCGCGCCACAATGCGAAAGGATGGCGCTTCGATCACACCTGGAGTGCGGAAACTCTCCGGCCGGATCATGCCAGCCTCGCATAGCGCTGCTGCAGCCGCGTGCCTTGCCAGCGGGCGCGCTCACCGGCCGCGTTGGCAGCATCGACCGCGGCGGTATAGAGGCCGGACCACGTCGCGATCCGCGGATCGTCGCGCAGGAACGGCGCGGACTGCACCAGCGCGCCATAAATGTAGATCGATGGATAATTCGTCAGCACTGGCGTCGTGGCGTCGTCGTCCGGATCGAGTATTTGGCGCTGATAATAAGCCAGCTCGAGATTAGGCAGCTGCGGCGCGGGATTGCCGGCGTCGGGAAACGGGCTCAGCTCCATCTCGCCGCCGACGATCGAATAAAAATTCGGCTGTCCGTTGTTCCACGGGGTCGACGGGGGAGAATAGCCGCTCCAGGCGGGATCGCCGGGCACGTTGAGGACACGCGCCCAGCGCGCGTTCGCCATCATGCCGCGCGGCTGATATTTCAGCTCGGGGCCGTTCTCGAGGCGCACATCGTAGGCCTCGAGGAAATCGCACGGCAGCGGGGTATATTGCCCGATCACCGGCTGCGACACGCGGGCGATCATGCTGCGCGCGCGAACGCGCAGATTGATGTCTTCCTCGGCCAGTTGAATGAACACCGGGACCGCGTCGAAGTCAGCGACAGGCGAACGGATTGTCGCCCGGTGCAGGAAGGAAAGGATGGCCGACGACAGATCGAGCCGCGTCATGCCAGCCGCCGACCGTTGTCGACGCGAAGTAAAAAATTATCGGGATCGGAGAGGAATCGCAACAGCCCGCGCTCGTCGGCGACCTGACCGCGGTAGTCGAGCAGCCCGCGCTGCATCAGCTGCAGCGCCACGACGTTGGGGATGCGCGCGATATGGCGCAGCCCCATCGGCCGCGGTCCCGGCTCGAACGCGTTGGCGTCGCGTTTGTTCTGCTCGAGAACCGGCACCACGTTCTGGTGGTGCCGGATCATCGGCGTGCCGTCGCTGTCGCGGAACACCGTGGCGCGGGTCAGCGCCAGCGGCGACACGCTGTCATAGAGATCCTGCGCCATGCTACGACAGGTCGCCCACCATGGCGTGCGCGCGCGGCGCGGTCATGCGCAGCGTGCCTTCGAAGATGACACCGCCATCCGCCGCGTCGCCGACGCGGGCGAACTCTTCCTGCACCATGTCGCGGCCGGGCAGCGGGGCGATCTCGGCATAGTCGGGATCCCACAGCTCGACGACGTTGTCGGGCATGAAGATGTCGGGCGCGGTTTGCAGCCGGCCGAAGTCGGAGAGATAGACGTCGACCGCGCCGACGATGGTCACCGGGGCGGGCTGTGTCGCTTGAACGATATTTTGCGCGACGATCGCGTTGCCGGCACCACCCTGGGCGAGCGCGGTGAACACGCGTTTCAGGCGCGGCGACATCACCGCGAGCCTGGGATGGCCGCCCTGCACGAAGGCCTGCTGCATGGCATCAGCGATCATGTCGAGGGTCAGCGCGCGCGCGGTGCCGGCGGTTGGTGCGGTGGTGCCGTTGCCGGCGGTTGCCAGCGAGCCGGTGGCGCCCATCGAGCCGTTGGTGACCCAGGTCTGAAAGCCGCTCAGCCGCCGCGGGTCGGTGGTGGTTTTGATTCCCGCCCGTGTGATCGCCCACTCCAGATCGCGGCGAACTTCCTTGCCCTTGAGCAAAGTCTGGCGATCAAACTCGTCGCCGCCGACGCTGTTGGAGGCGCGGAAGGTGTTGGACACGGTGACGGCGCGGAACATGATCTGGCAGACATTCTGAAATCGATCCGGCGCACGCGCGCCCTGCGCGGTATAGCGAAATCCTTCCGGTTGTGCATTGTCGTCGGCGGCGTTCAGCTGCTGCACCAGCCAGTCGGTGACCGGCTGCTCGGCTTCGCGGTTGCCGATCGCCGCGACCACCGGGGTCTCGTACGGCTCAATTTCGTAAATCAGATCAGCCAGATCCTCGCGGACGTTGGCAACGCCGGTACGTGGCGTGATGACGGTGTTAGCGATTGCGGCGCCCTGTGGGGGAACGGCCATGCGGATGCACTCCTGAACTGGGCGCGCGGTTCCTGGCCGCGCGCGGAGGTTGCGTTCGGGGTTGTGCGATCAGCAGAGCGACGACAGGCGCAGTTGGTCGTGCCCGCGGGCAGAGGACTCCGGCTTTGGTCGTTCTCAGTCGCTCGCGATGCGCCCGGTTGGTCGTGCGAGCAGAGGACTCCGAGCGCAGGCGGGTCGGCGTGCGGCGCGGGACGGTTGGTCGTGCATGCAGAGGACTCCGCCGCGTCGCGGGGCAAAACTTCCGAGATCACCGCGCGGCGTGTCAATCGGCGCACGCTGCGCCGGGCGCAAAACCGCAGGCACAAAAGACCCCGCCGGCTCGCGTCCTGTGGTGGAGGATTCGCTGCGAGCCGGCGGGGCAAGGACCGCGGAGGATGCGGGCCGCGGATTGGTTAGCGGAGCCGGCCGAGCTGTGGCATGTCGGGACGCCGCCTAGCCTCGTCGCGGGCTTTCATCACCGCCAGCGCATCATCGATGTGATGGGTTTGCTGGAAGAACCGCTCTTCCAGCTCGGAGAGCGCCGCGGCCTGCGGCTGGCGGCGATTGCTGCCGTTGCCATTGACCGTGCGCGCACCGACCGGCTGCGGCTGCACCCGCGCCTGCATGAGGCGATCGTAGTTCATGCTCTTCCACGCCATCAGGATCTCGCGCGGATCCAGTACCTCGGCGCTGCTCACCTGTTCGGCGGGATAGCCGAGCGCGACCGCGTGCTGCGCGATCGCCTGCTGGATCAGCGTGCGCGTGGCGGGATCTGCCCAGCCGGGGATGACCCGGCACAGCACCTCGTGGCCGGCCTGCATCATGGCGTGTTTGCGCTGGATTTCCTCCTGCGCGCGCGCCTGTGCCAGCTGTTGCGCTTCCGCCTGCGCCTGTTGCGCGGCCAGCAGGCGGGCAATTTTTTGCACCGAGCCGATCGGATCCTCGCGCGCCAGCTTTTCCCAATCGACCGGGGCGGCAAATTCAGCCGGCGCGGCGTAGGCGGGAAGCCGGGCCTCGAGCGCCTGGCGCGCGGTGGCAAAGTGTTGCTGCGCGTCCTGCGCGCGCCTGATCTCGGCCGCCGCCTGCTGGGATTTGCGGCTGTAGTCCTGCTGGCGCAGATAGCCAAGGCGCAACTCGTCGACCGTCACCGGCACCAGCTGGCCGTCGATCTCGACCTGCACCACCAGCCCAGCCGCGTCCGTCGGTCCCGGCACCACGCCTCGCGGTTGCTCGGTGTAGGGCATCACCGCGTCCGGCGGCGGCAACTCGGGCGGACGGTCCGCTGCCCGCGCGGCCGGCGGTGGCGGACGGTCCGCTGCCGGCGGCTCCTGCTGGCGCTGCAGCGCGGGCGGCGGGCCTCCCGCTGGCGGCGGGCCTCCCGCTGGCGGCCCACCCTGGGCTTCCTCGGCGCGGCGGCGTTGCAGCTTGGCGAGCGCCTCCTCGATGCCGAGCCCGAGATTCGGTGGTCTGGTTTCGCGCGAGCGGAACGGCGGATCGCTCGACGGTCCGGTGATTTGCGGTGCGTCTGACATCGTTACCCTCTCATCCCACGGATCCGCCGCTCGCGGCGCTCCAGCACTTTCGCATCGGTCAGCACGCCCTCGAGCACGCGTTGCAGCTCGAAGATCGCGCGGATGAGGAACCACTGCTGCTCGCGCTGCACCGGGTTATCGGTCGTGCGCCAGGTCATGGTCGCGGAGTCGGTGATCTCGAGGAACGCCTGCTGCAACAGCGGATCGTTGAGTAGCTCGTGTGCGCGGTGCAGCTGCTCCTCGCGCGTCATCACAAACGGCAGGTCGCTCATGGGGTAGCGCCGCTCAATAGGCTGAGCAGGCTAGAGCCGGGATCGGTCGGTGAGGGGCGCTGCACCCAGGGGCGCAGCGGCAGCGGCTGCTCCGGCCCTACGGCTTGCGCGAAGCCGGGAACGCTCCAGGGGCCTGTGCCGCCTGGTAGGCCAAGCGCCGCTCGCGGGCCGCCAGATACCGCGGATCCCGCCGCATCAAGGCGGCCTCCAAGTCCGGCGAAGAGCTGGTCGCCCACCCGTTGGAGGTTTGCCGGGAGCTGGGCAAGCCGCGCGATATAGCCGGACCCGGTAGGGTCTGCGGTCCAGTCGTGGGTGAAATAGCCATAATCTGCCCTCGCGCGCTTCAGGTCGGCCGGTAGGCCCGCTTGCGTAATAGCACGCCTTACCATGCCTTGGAAATCCGGATTGGTCAGCCCGGTGCGCTCATTGACGTTCAGCACGCGCACGCCGGCCGGCGTCAGGTTGAGCACGGCGTGTTCGAGACCGCCGCCGGCCTGATCGAGCGCGTCCCGCAGCGCCGGGGCATAGTCTGCCGGATTGCCGGACAACGCGTGCACCACGTTGGCGTTGGAGATGGTCGGCTGGCCGGCCACATCGGGATGCGAGGTCCAGAGCGCGCTCGGCTGGCGCAGCAGGGTCGCGCGGATCAGCGTCGAGGCATCCATCAGCGAGCGGGAGGCGGGCTTGATGCCATCGGCGGTCATCGCCACGGCAGCGGTGCCCGGCTTGTTGGGCGGCGTCAGCATGCCAAGCGAGGCATTGACGGTATCGCGCCCCAGCGGATCGGTCAGCAGACCACTGGCGGCCTGATGGAACGCATCCTGCGCCTGCGGATCCTCGGCAGCAGGGCCGAGCAGCGCTGGACCGGCGCGATGCGCGTTGCCCTGGCCGGCGTGGAGGCGTTCCAGCGCGTCTTTGAAATTGTAGGAGGCCGGCGTTGCCTGGCCGGTTTCCTGCAGCGTCTTGGCGTGCACCCAGAGCGCCGCCTGTACCTGCTCCGGCGTCCAGCCGCCGCCATCGACGTTTCCCGCATTGAGCTGTCGCGTCGCGCGATCGACCATCATGCGGACGTAGTTGTCCTCGCCGACGCCCGGCGTGGCGGAATAGGGCTCTCCCCCCGGCCCGGTGAATCCAGCCTGGCGCATCTGCCAGATGTCGTTCGTCAGGTTGTTGGCAATCGTGGGATCGAGGTTGCGCATGTGATTTTCGAAGAACGGCCCGGTCTTGCGGGTTGCCGGCAGTGCGCTGCCATAGAGCGTGTCCTCGAGCGCTGCGTTGCGCTGCGCATTGGTCACCGCGATCGGTTGGCCGAGCAGCGACTGATTCCACGCGTTGACCGCGAAATTGCTGTTGCCGGCGATGTCGGTTTGCGGCGAGGTGATGGCGTGCGCCGCGGCGAGCCGCTCGGTTGCCTCGAGATCCTGCCCGGTCGCGCCGTGCAGCGCCTCGGCGCCGGCCTGATACCAGTAGCGCGGCGGCGTCACGCCCTCGGGCACGTTCTGCGTCATGGCGGTCGCCTGGTCGACCATCTGCTGGCCACGCGTCGCGATATCGGCGGCACGCGTCACGCCCGGCGGCAGGGTGACGGTGACGTCGGCGGGACCGCTGCCACGGCCGCCATAGAGATCGACGCCGCCGGAGGCGAGATGCTCGTCGAGCAGCGAACCGATCGCGCGCCCGGTCATCGGTTTGACGTCCTGCAGCTCGTTGCCTGGGCCGCGCACGTCGACGCGGGCGATATTGCCGGCGCGCGTCGGGATTTTCAGGCCGCCCTCGAACGTGCCACCCAGCTGCACGCCGATATCGCCGGTCGCCCGCTGGTTGATGCGGTCGATCGCCGCCTGCGGATCAAACGGCGTGTAGGGATCGGACGCGCCGGGACCAGGCGCGGCCGGCGTCGCCGGCAGCCGCAATTCGGGATGCTCAGCCACCGCGCCCTGCCAGAACCGCGCCACGTCGGGATCGACGCTGGCTTTTCTCAAGTTTTCGTCGCCGATCTGCTTGCCCAGGTAGTCGAGGAAACCGCCGACATCGGAGCCGCCGGGGCCGCCGGTCAGCAGCGAGACGTTTTGCCCCGACAGGTCCGGCACATCTCGCCCGTAATCGTCCAAAAGGCTCGCCATCAGAACATGCTTCCGCCGGGCCGCAGCGTGGGCGGCGGTGCGGCCGGGCGTGCGCCGGCCAGGCCAGCGGCGGCGGCCAGCGGATTGGCCGGCGGCTGGTCACGCTGGGCGGCGGCGAGCGCCTGGATCAGCGGCGGCGGCAGGAACGCCTGGGCGTTGGCCAATGAAGGCCCCCCACCCGGCTGCGGCGGCCCGGTTGGGGCGATTCTCGGAGCGAGACCGGCTGGGACGCCGCCTGGCGGCGTTTGGGGCGGTCCCTGGGGGGTAGCTGGCCCCAGCGGCCCTGGCGGCGCCTGCGGGCCTCCTGGGGGGCCTGGCGTGGGTGTGACGCTCGAGAGCATCGCCGCGTCGACCGCCGGGTTGCGATCGAGCAGCTGGCCGAGCGCGGCTAGGTCAACCGTGATGCCATATTTGCCCTGCAGGTCGGCGGCGGCGAGCAAGGCCTTGATCCGCGCCTCGTCGCGCAGCCGGTCGTCCTCGAGCAGTTTCTGCAGCGTCTCGGAGCGCGCGTCGCGCGCATCGTCGATCACCGAGGCCTGCACCTTCTGCATCTCGACCTGGGCGAGCAGCTGGTCCGGTGTCGGCGGTGGCGGCGGCGGTGGCGGCGGCGTGAAATCGGTCGGCAGGGCGGAAAAATACCGCCCGGTGTTCATGATGCCGGCGGCGTTCATCATGTCGTGCAGCGTGTTGCTGTATTGGCCCAGGGTGCAGAGCGGGTTCTGCGGCCCCATCGTGGTCAAGGCTTCTTGCTGCTTCGCCAGGATCGAGCCGTAGACGCCGACGCGTTCCGCCAGCGTGCCGCGGCCGACGCCAACCTTGGTGATGATGTTAAAGCCCGACATCCAGGCGCGCGGATCGACCGGCACCCATTTGCCGCGCAGCAAAACCGTACGCGCGCGGTCCTGATGCTCGCAGCACAGCCGCAGCACGCCATCGTAGACCTGGCGCATGCACTCGGCGATCACGCGGACGATGAACTCGAGCCGATCAGCGCTGGACATGATCTGCGCGCTGACCGCGATCGCCGTGGTGGATTGCAACGCGTCCGCGGTGAGCCCCTGGCTGGTGCGGGTCACCCCGGTGCGGCTCTCGCGCACCGCCTGCAGCGCTTCCATGATCGGCAGCGCCTGCGGCCCGATGAACGGTTTTGACAGCTCGCGCACCGCACCCGATTGACGCTCGCGGATCACCGCGCCCATTTCCGTGCTCATCACGTCGTCGATGTTGGCCTGGCCGTCGACGACGACGGTGCGCGGATGGATCGATTCCGCCATGCTGTCGAGGATGTTGCGGAACACCCGCGTGCTGGCGCGCTGCAGATCGCCGATGCGGTCGGCGATGCTCTCGCCGATCGCCCGGTGCGGCACCAGGAACGGACACAGGTTGGCAAACGGCACATGCGACGCCGGCTCGTGGCCGAGCAGCAGGAAAGAATAGTCGCCGATGGCGTGGACGCGGTGCATCTCGGCGATGCCGTCGCCGTCGTAGTCCATCCGCATCCAGCATTCGGCATAGCGCACCAATTGCATCGACGGATCGCTGGACTGCGCCCGCGGCACGATCGCCGCCAGGCGGTCGCGGCGCCGCGTCACGCGGTTCTGCTGTTGCTGCATCTGGGTGATGCGGGTTTTGACCAGCGCCTCGTCGAACCCGAGTGCCACCAGATCGGACACGGTGACGATGCGCCAGTAGCACAGGAATCGCGCGTCCTGCGGCCCGGTCGCGTCGGGGTCGATCAGCACCTGTTCGGACGGCACCGCCATGATGCGCGGGCGATTGCGCGGGCTGCGCCGGGTGATCGTCGCGTCGTAGACCAGCAGCGGGCGTTGCGGGTCGAGCTGCACCACGCGCGCTTCCGGCGAGGCCTGCACGCCGAAATTCTCGTCCGGCGTCGCCGCCCGGCGCACCACGCGCAGCGCGCGCACGCCGGGCTGGCCGAGCAGCACCGCGGCCTGTGGCTCGAGCAGCCCGAAATAGTGTTCGGTTTTGACGTCGACCTGATAGTCCCACCACCAGCGGATCCAGCCGGCCTTCAGCTGGCAGGCGTCGAGTACGGCGTCGTGCACTGCGCGGAAACCGTCGTTTTCGATGAAGCAGACATGTTGCACGTAGTCGGTGGCCTGCTTCGCCTCTTCGTCGTTGCCGTCGGCGCGGGGGGAAAATTCCACCGGATGCTCAGAGCCGCAGAACGTGCGGATGATGGTCGGCATCATCGCGTTGATGGTGTCCTTGACCTCGGTGAGCACGATCTGACTGCGCCCGTCCTCCTCGTCGCCGAGCGCCTCGCCGTTATAGAGGCGCATCGCCGACTGCCGCGCGACGGTCAGCCGGTCGTCATAGACCTTGGCCTGGCGGAACTGCACGGTGAGCAGCTGTTCGATCTGCGCCTCGGTCAGCGCCGGGGCCGGCGCGATGATGACTTCCTCGTGCTGCGCCTGCTGGCCCTGCGGCAGCGGCACATCGAGCGCCGGATCCGACATCGTGCCGAAATAGCTTTCGGCGCGTTCGGGACGATTGCCGGGCGATGGGGTGGTCGACGGATAGGCGGGCATGCGGTCTGACATGACCGGACTGTGACCGTCCTAATCGGTGGGTTTCAATCGGCGCACGCTGCGCCGGGCGCAAACTTCATTTTTCTTCCGGCGGCTTCGGCCCGTCGCCGTTTTTCCGCGCCGCCAGCAGCAGCGCCAAGACGGCAGCCAACACCTCGGCGAATATCTCGCGGATCTGCACTCCGGTGTTCTGGCAGGCGCCTAACTCATAGCGGCCGGAGAGGATCAGCCAGAAGCAGCCGGCTCCAGCGAACACCGTCAGCGTCATCTCGAACCCGATAACGATCGCCAGCAGCCAGAAGACCGCATGGAAGACGTCGAATGGCGGCCTGGCCATCCCGCGTCAGGCATCCGGCACCGGCTGCTCGACCTCGACGACATGGAAGGCGTCACCGTCGTTGACCGGTTTGCCCTTGCCGCCGCGAAACTGCAGCACCCGCTGTGCCACCGGCTGGCCTTTCCACTGGTCCGCCACCAGCAGCCCGTCGGCGTGCTCGGCCAGCAAGATCGCGCAATGCGCCGTGCCGTCGTAGCTGTTGCTGTAGCGGCCATGCCGGAACGTGCTGATGGCGGTGTTGGGCGCGACGCCGCCACCACGCACCTTGACGCCGGGCCGCCACCGCGACGTGTGCGGCAGATCGGTCACGCGGCGGACGAACGCGACGCACTCGCCGCCGTCGATCTCGCGACCGTAGTAGGGTCTCAGATCGCCAGCGGCGAGGAACGCCATCAACTACTTCGGCTGGGCGACCGGTGGCCCGCCGGGCAATCCATGATCCGGCCGTAACGACGGGTCTACCACGGTGTAACCGATGACCTTGGGGCCGGCGGCTGACAGCGCCACGATTGCCACCAGGAATTTATGCGAGGGGATGACCGGCCCGCCGCCGACCGTGGGCGGTTGGGGTGGTTGCGGTGCCGGCAGGCCCGCGTCGGGACGCCCTGGCCCCCCTGGCAGCGGCTGGCCGGCGACGGGCGGATGCACGGGCGGCCAAATGCTCCCCGGCGGCATCGGATAGTCGGGCGGCAGTTGGATCGGCGGCCAGATGGAGACCGGCGGCGGCCAGATGCCGGGCGGTGCCGGCAGCGTGTTATCGATCCAACCTCCGCCATCGCCGGGCAGCGCGTTGTCGATCTCGCCTCCGCTCCCTGGCGGCAGCGTGTTGTCGATCTCGCCTCCGCCGCGGCGCGTCCGTAAAAAACCTGAAACGAAAGGCATGACAGCTCTCCTGCTTGGGTTGGATTCCGGCGTTCGACGAGGTTCTGATGTCTATGGCCCCGCCCGGCCGGTCAATCGGCGCACGCTGCGCCGGGCGCAAGAAATCAGAGCAGCCGCCAGCCGGCGATATGCAGGAAAACCAGCAGGGCGCCGATCAGGCAGCCGAGCGCCAAACCCAGCAGCAGCCCGGCGGCAAACATCATTCCGTCACCGACCCGAAAAACCAGGCGCGCTCGGTGACCACACGCGGGAACCACGCAGTGAGCAATCTGCGCCCCGGCTCGGGAGCCACTATTTTTCCACCGGAACATTGCCATGCGCCAGCGCGACCAGCCGCTGCTTGAGCAGATCGCGCATCGCGAACAGCCGCGCCTCGAGCTTATCCAGCGCCGCAGCCTGGGCTTCATCGTGGAAGGCAAACTCTACCCGCAGCGCGGCAAAGACGTCGTGGAGATAGTCCGAGTTGATCGCGGCGATGAACTGCCGTGCCTCGATGACTGCTCGGTCGTCATCGTCGTTCATGTGAAGCCTTTTTCCCGCGCAGCAGCACTGATCTCGGCCAGGATGCTGCCCTGGCGCAGCCGCTGCACGATCGCCGTGAGGCGCAGCGCCTCGGCGGGTTTCACCACCTCGGCGGCGCCCAGCTTGCCGATCAGTTTGATTTCGGAGGACGACAGCTCTTCGTGACGTCTGGTGCAGAGCCGGATGGCCTCGGTCAGCGATAGCCCATCGAAATCACCCATCACACGATCCCCTTGATGTTGCGCTTCAGCGCGCCGCGCCAGCTGCGGTCGCGCGATGCCATCGCCACCACGGCACTGGCGGTGAACGTCAACCCGAGCGCATCCGCGGCGTCAGGCGAACGAATGCCCCTGGATCGCATCTCCATCTTAGATTCGACTCTCAAACGACCGTCGGAGGCGAACGAGTAACGCGGCGCGCAGAGATCGTCGCGCAGCATCTCGTCATACGGCAGAGCAACTGCGCGGGTGACCAGCCAATCGGCGATGCCCTGCCACAGCTCGTCGCGCATCCGCACGAATCTGCCGGCCGCCGCCGGGGTTTCCGCCACGTTCACATCCTGCGTCGGGATTTTTAATTCCCGCAGCCGATCGGC